ACGCTGGGTACTCCAAGCTCATCATCCACTGGATTCGAGACGGCGAGACCGTCTACGAAATCCACACCATCGACAACGAGTGGGTTCTCGCTTGGAAGACGCTCGACCCCGCCGTCTTCCCCTTCGCGGAATGCTACTGCAATCTGCCGGAGGGCGACATCATCGGCACGTCCGAGTGCGCGAAGGTCTTCGCCAACTCCGTCGCGGTCAACGTCATGAACTCGATGGTCCTGACCGCCGACTACAAGAACCAGCGTCCTCCGAGATTCGTCAACAACCAGTCGATGCTGAACATCGCGACCTTCTCCAAGCACGGCAACGACGCGGACCACACCTTCCTCGTCAACGGCAACGGCAAGGACGCGGTCTACTACCATCAGTTCCCTGTTCCCTCTCCGCAGGCGCAGGCCGTCACCCAGATGCTCGGCATGGACATCCAGACCGTCTCCGGTGTGGACCCGCGTTACACCGGCCGCGATTCCGGTTCGGTCCTGACCACTGGTGGCATCGAGAACATGCTCAATCAGGTCACGCTCATCGACGCTCCGAAGGTCTTGAACTACGAGAAGTACACCAAGCGTCTGACCCAGCTCATCGTCGGGTTCCTGCTGAAGTACGGCATGAAGCGTCGGTACATCGTCAACGAGCCGAACACCGGCAACGTGAAGTACATCACCATCGATTTCGAGCAGTTGGACCCGAAGGTCGTCAATTCCTATGAAATCAACATCTCCACCGAGCTCCCCAAGAACAAGGAGCGCATCGCGCAGAAGGCCAACATGCTCATGGAGAAGCAGATGCAGTACGCCCAGAACGGTGGACCCGTCGAGCTCATCACTCCCGAGGAGTGGCTCTCCCTGCAGGACCTTCCGTTCAAGGAGCTCATGTATCAGCGCATGGGCATCCAGCGCTCGCAGGACTACACCGAGAAGGTCAGCCAGATTCTCTTCAGTTTCTCCGGGCTGACCCAGAACGGCATGCCTCCACAGCAGGCCATCGCCGCCGTCGCGGACATGTTGAAGCAACAGGAAACACCGGTCGCCGGTGGCCCCTCCAGCCCTGCGACCGTACCTCAGCCGGATGGCATGGGTGCCGCCTCCCCGATGCCTCCGGCTGGGGGACCCATGCCCATGCCCATGACTATGGGTGGTATGTGACCCAAAGGTTGACACCATCCCTTGTACTGTTATGATGGAAGTATAGGTGCCACGAACCTCAATCGTGTGTTTCCCGGTCCTTTACCAGCGGTCTCGCCAACCGCCCTCCCCAAAGAAGGAGAACAGGCAGATGCCCGAAGACGTAACCAGTCTCGATGCCATGCTGAATGCGGCGGGAACCGCACCAGCGACTCCGCCTCCTGCGGCACCCGAGCCGCCCGCAAGCCCGACTCCGGCGGAGACTCCACCCACACCGGCCCCGAGTCCGGCTCCCACGGACCCGACACCGACTTCCACGCCCGCACAACCCGTGGACAAGTCGGCACAAGCCTTCGCCCAGATGCGCATCCAGAACGCGCAGTACGAGAAGGCACTCAAGCAGGCGGCCGTCGTGGCCGGACTCGACGTGGGGACGCCCCTCGACAAGATTCCGGAACTGCTTCAGGCCAAGATGCTGGAGAAACAGGCCACGACCCAGAACGTACCGCTTGAGCTCCTGCAACAGATGGAAGGCTTCAAGGCAAAGGCGGAAGCGTTCGAGAAGGCCCAGATGGAACAGGCGGCGTTCGCATCTTTCAATCAGGTCCGCACCATGCACGGTCTGACCGAGCAGGACATGATTGAATTCGCGAACCAGCTCGACCAGAAGGGCATCAATCCCTTCCAGACCTCTGGCATCGACCTCGTGAAGGAATACCGCAATCTCTATTTCGACAGCATCCTTCAGAAGAGCGTCGACGCCGCAGTACAGAAAGCCCTTGGGACGCAGCAGGCGGCTGCCGACCATAGCACCAAGCCGGGAACCAAATCCGGTCCTGCCGGAGACACGAGCAAGCAGGGGGCCACAAGCGTTCAGAGTCTGGATGACCTACTGAACGCCGCGACTCCCAGATAACAGAAAGGTCGTGGCATCATGCCTAATTTCAGCGCACTCAACTCGACTTCCGACATCAACACCTATGTCGCCCTCGCGAACTCCACCCTCAACCTGACCAACCCCGAGGTGTTCTACTCGAAGCAGCTCCTCGACACCATCCGCCTCTCTGCGGACGAGTTCTGCTACTTCCGGTACGCGGAATCCGCGCCCATCAGCGAGAAGGCCGACAAGCTCGTCCTCCGCAGATGGGCCGCGCTGCACGCGCACACCCAGCCCCTCGTGGAAGGCGTTCCTCCGCAGAGCGACAAGGGCTCCGTCGAGAAGTACGAACTCTCGGCGCTGCCGTACGGCCGCTACATGGAGTTCACCGACCACGTCAACCTGAAGGTCGTCGACCCGGTGGTGGCGCACTACTCGAAGGAGTACTCCATCGTCGCCATCGAGACGCTCGACATGCTGGCCCGCGAAGCCCTCATGACCGCCGCGCAGAAGTATTTCGCCGGTGCGGCCATCGACTTCGAGGCCATGACGACCGCCTGGGGTGCCGACCGCACGGCCGCCCTTCCGACCATCGCCGACCTCCGCCTCATCGTCCTCGACATGAAGAAGAAGCTCATCAAGCCCCGTTCGAACGGCAAGTACCATGTCATCGGGTCGGCGGAGTTCTACTACGACCTGATGGACGACCCGTACGTCGAGACGTACATGCAGTACAACCAGACGACCCAGCCGATGTTCGCAGGCGGCAGGGCCAACATTCCCGCGATGTTCGACATGGAGTTCTACGAGACCCTCGTGGTCCCGACCTCCGGCCGCTACGTCGTCAGCGGTGTCATCAAGCTCCGCATCATCGCGGCGAACGACACCGTGTCCTCGCTCGTGTCCGGTGCGGATGGTGCCGACAATGCCGGTGAGTTCTCCACGACCGGTGCGTTCGACACCTACGACTTCCCGAGTCAGTCTTTCGGTACTGGCAAGGATGCCAACTGGCTGCCTGAACTGGAGACCTGGACGATTCCGGACGGCTCTGCGGAAGTCAAGGTCCAGCACATCCTCATCCTCGGCCGCGATTGCCTGCTCAAGACGGGCATTCAGGGCGAAGACCAGGCCAAGATGTACGTCAAGGGCCTCGGTTCCGCCGGCGTGCTCGACCCCATCGACCAGCGCCAGTCCATCGGCTTCAAAATCAACTCGGTCGGTTTCGGGTCCACCCGTCCGGACGCCATCGTCGACTACATGTGCATTCCGAGTCAGGTCAACGTCTAAGTTCTCTCCCGAAAGGAGACCATCATGCCCCGAGTTTCTAGTCAGGTCGTGAGGGAGGTTGTCAGGGAAGCCGCCACGGACGGCTCCCTGGCATCCGCCATCGCGCAGAACAACGCCAAGCTGAAGGCTCTTCAGAGCAAGAAGCACGAGAACCACAAGACCTACATGGCGCAGGAGAAGATTCCCGTTTCCATCTCTCCGTTCTACAGGGGACACTTCGGCAACGTCATGACCGTGAGCATCAACGGAATCGCCATCTATGTTCCGTGCGACGGCAAGCGGTACCTCATTCCCAAGACGTTCGCGGACCTCGTCACCGAGCGCATCATGAACATCGACGCCCAGATTGCCAAGCAGCAACGCAGGGCGGAGGTCCAGAAGAACTTCGAAAGAGCGGCGGGCGAGCTTCCTCTCGTCTAGTCGCGGTGCGAAGGCCGGGGGTTCACCACCCCCGGTCCCGTAAAAACGAAAGGGGTGCCCCATGGCGCGTAACAGACCGGACTACTACATCAAGAACCTCATCGTCGGCTCCCTGAAGGTCGGCAGTCGGGTCAGCAACGTCGACATCTCGACGCATGTGCTGTCCAACGCGGCTGCCACCGCCCTGAAGCTCGCGCGGTTCTGGGACCTCGGTGCTCCCATCGCCAAGGATGACAATCGCATTGTCGTTTCGGCGAACATGAAGGTCGGTACCTACACGATTGCGGCCCAGCCCGACGTCGCGCGTTCCATCACCATCAAGCATACCACGGTTGGTGGCGTTGCCGATACGCTCGGCACGATTACTGTCGCTGGTTGCGATATCGCCGGCAATACGATTACCTGGGTCGCGACTCCTGAGGCTGGTGTGGAAATCGAGAGCGTTCTCGCTTTCAGTACCATTTCCAGCATCACGGGTGCCGGATGGGTACGGGATGCCGGTGCCGGAACTGAGGATACCATCATCATCGGCGTCGGCAACAAGCTCGGCTTGCTCGCCACCGCTCTCGCGGCGGACATCAAGCTCGGGTTCCTCGATTCCACTGGCGTCAAGCCGGTCACGGCCGGTGACAATCCGCTCACGCTCGCGGGGTTCACCGTAGACCTCTCGGACGGGACCTACGACGGCACGAAGAAGGCTTCCGTCATCGCGATGTACTAGGCATGAGGGGGAGGGTCATTCCTCCCCCTCTCCTCTAGGAGGACGTCATGGCGAAGAAGTCGAAGAACATCTACATCTACCAGTTCGAAATCAACGGCGCGTACTACGTCGGTTCCACGCGGCAGAACTACACCGCCCGCTGGAGCAAGCACAAGTCCGAGATGCTGCATGGCACGCACCATTCCCAGTACGTCCAGGAAGCCTTCGAGGGCATCCGCGACATGGAAGGCATCGCCGGCGTCCATTTCGAACTCCTCGAAGACATGGGCGAGGACATCGACGAAGCGACCCGTCTCCGCAGGGAACGGTACTGGATTGACCTCGTGCGTCCCACGCTCAACGAAGCCTATCTGAAGCGCGTCGGTCCGGACACGTTCACCAAGCAGGGCAAGAAGGTCGACATCATGAACTGGGAACTCCAGCAGATGTCGAATTCCTTCTAGGAGGAGAGCCATGACCAATGCAGCCCTCGTCAAGGTCGTGAACCATCTCCTCGCCGGGGAGATGCTTACAGAGACGCAGCTCCGGCCGCATCTCGATTCGGTCATCGACGACATCAACGCGGCTCTGAACTCGACGTTCCCGACCTTCACCGATGTCTCCGAGAAGTACGGTCTCACCGAGTACGTCTTCTTCCCCGACATCTATCTCCGCACGGTCGTCGCCTTCGGTGCGGCGCACTACTTCTACCTCACGGATGAAGAGGGCGCTCCTTCCGCGCTTGGCTACGCCCAGAAGTACAAGCAGAAGCTGTTCGAGATGGTCCGTGACTATCTGCACGCCGTTCCTGTCATCTTCCAGGCGTGCGCTGAGAACGCCATCATCCATCCGAACGACGTCGATTCCTCGTATGCCGGTCTTGGCATCGAGCGAATCTGAGAGGAGAGCCATGGCGCTTAATAAGG